TCAAATTCAACAACTGGTTTTTCTGAAGCCATTATGGTACCAATACCTCCAACCCTAAGTCTTCTTAGTGTTTCTTGGTATCTAAAATCTTTCATTCTTGCAACAACAACGCCCTTAACTTTTACAATAGCTACGGCGCCAGTTATAACCCTATCTTCTGCCATGATTTATTTATTATTTTTCCAATAAAACGCCTGTGATCAAAACTTTCTGAATTTCAAAATTTGGTACGAACTCATAAGTCAAATAACAAGTGTCGCCAGTAAATGATGCAGAAATATTTCCTATTCTTATAATGATATTGTCTTGATTTGGTTGAGCAAGTTTCGTGCTTAAAAATTTGTAAGCCCAAGTCTTTATATCTTCTTCAGTAAACGTACCCCTATTTGCACCCACCTCGCTTCCAAAAAAGTCAAGTTTTGCATTCACTGTTAGCTCTTTATTTAATTGAGCTTTAATTCTAGAAACAGATACTGAATAAGTTGAAGCGTCATTATTTACTAAGAAAATATTTCTTTGTATAGAATTTATACCCGCTCCAATTACAAAACTCAAATCTGGATCTTTGTCTAAATACATCACTCCACAATCTAAAGCAAATTCCTTTTCGTCTCTAGAAAGATTGTGATTTAAACCAGCAACATTTATTCTTTTGAATGTAAGAGGTATTTGTGGCTCTAAACCAGATGTTCTACCAGCTACAATTGCTGCACTAAAAAGAGATGATCTATTTAGGAGAGTATTATATTTTCCGCTCTTCTCTTTGTATCCGCCATGTACAACAATAACTCTTTCTGAATCAAAATATTTAGCTATCTCAGTTGAAGCAGTAACAGTTCCTCTAAATTCACTTGCATCAATTCCAGCGCCAACAACCATTATTTTTTCAAATCTTGCTTCGTTGTTTATGTGATAAAGAAGTTTTGCATTATCCGCACTTGCAGCATCTTCACCGTGATCTGGTGCTATAAAAATTGAATTATCTAAGTTAGATATTACATCTAAAACTGTAGAAAAATGGTCTGAGTTATAAGTTTCAGTTCCACTAGCAAACAATTTATAAGCAGTTCCAAATGTAGTAATTTCAAGAGAAGTAATTTGCGTTGATAGATCTGTATCTGGAAAAGAACAATCAAACATAGCAGAAAAATCTGTATTTTGAAGCGCCCATTTCTTAAACTGCTCCATGTTGTTAATCGGAGGAGTTTGAAATAGCAATTTTGGTTTTGAATCTGCTTCAGACACCCCATCTCTCGGAATATTTCCTAAAGATCCACCTTGAGCGTCTAAACCCTTGTATGTTCCAAGATAAAAATATATAATATAGGCGTCTTCAACGAAAGGTGAAGCTCTTATTTTTATAGCATAACCCTTTTTCAATTCAGAGCTAACAAGAACTCCATTTGCAACAGTTCCTTCATCTTTTGTAGACAAACCAACGCTTACAGCGCTTAAAGCTAAAGTTGTTGAGGCGGCTGTAGATTCACAAGCTTTAACTAAAAATACTTTAGATGCCCCTCTTGAGTTTGAAGAATTTGGTTGAAATAGTTTTTCACCTAAAGACCAATATTCACCACCCCTCACAACAGCTCTAAAATCTTCCAATGAAGAAAATTCATAAACTGAATCTAAACCACTTTTTTTAGCACCAGCAATTCCTGAGCCACCTATGTACCCTAATCCTGCGCCTAAATCAAACAAGCAAATATTGCCGTATGACGTTGGTGTTGGCGGATTTTTTACACCACTTAATATAGATGTATAAACTCCAGGAATAGAAGTAATTCTACCGTTTACGGTTACTTTGCTAGACATATTAATTACTTAAAAATTTAACCCATTCATCGGATGTCTTCGGTTTTTGCTTAGAATAAGCTTTTAAATATGCGAAAGAATTTCTTTCAGACATAGCAGTAGAATTGACATATTCTTCTATTGTCATTTTTACTGGTTTTATCTTTTCATCATTTACACTGCTCATTTTCAAAATTATTTTTACAAATATAATAATTATTTTTAACTTTCCACGGGTACCCCAATGAACATAAGCTCTCTTGCAAAATTGTTTATTTTCATTTCGGGAACTGAAGACAAATAATTAAATGATAGTGTTAAATTTCTATAAAACATATTTTTAGGAATAAAATCTGGATATTGCGCTATATCTGCACCAGAGTATTTTACATTTCTAATTCCAAGAATCTCCATGTGTCCATTTAAAGCTATAAATACTGATCTAATTATGTGGTACAGCATAAATGTCTCATTAGAATTATCGCTATATATGTAAAAAGAAATGCTTCCGTTGAATCTTCTTTCAAACACCTTTAAGTAAGTTGTTTCTGAAATCTCAATAATTTGATCGCTCTCACCATTAGACATGGTGTCTTGACCAGAAGAATCTTGAGAAAGATTCATGAAACAACTTAATTGTTTTTCCTGTTTTACATTATAAGTAATATCTATAGTTAAATATCTTGGATCAGTAGGGTCGCTACATATAACACTAACGGCTTGATTAAACCAATCATATTTCTGCAACGCTTTACTATTCAAAAGCAAATAAAGCCAACTTTTATTTGTGCTATTATTTTGCAAATTTTCTGCATAGTTCTGTCTTATAAATTTTAAACCAACATTTATCGTGTTGTAAATTATTAATTCGGGTGAAACTATAAGTGGCGCTTGTATTAATTCCATTTAAAAAAGTTTAGCAAAATTTTCATCTATAGATCTTGAAAGCTCATTTGGTATACTGAATGAATCAAAAGTTCTTGGCATTATATTGTGAGCCTTGATTCCTGGATGTATCCAAGCTCTTGGATCGCTATTCTCTGAAACAACCCTAAATTTCATATAAGAATTTTGTCCAGTAGTTTTGTCTGTTTTCTTAAACAACCCCTCGAATTCCGCACTTTTGTGAGTATATTTCTCAAACAATATTTTTCCATCTGAAGCTAAAATATCTTTTCGCTCATTTTTTATTTGAAATTTTTCTGGTAATTCGTCAAACTTTAAACCTAAACTTCTACCCGTCGTAGCGCTTACTTCTTTAACTCTAACTATTTCATGAATTTCTTGAGGCATTTGACCTTGGAATATAGAAGAATCTCTTCCAGCGCCAGGTGTTGCTATCCTCATTGGTATAGATATATACTTTGCTCCATTTTTTGCTGTTTTAACTTTAGAAGATTTCAACATGTCTGGTTTCATGTCAAAAGGTTCTTTACCCTCTTCTATCATTTTAACAAATGAATCTGTATAATCTAATAAAACCGTACCGCTTAATTTTCCACTATCTATAAGTTGTACTGCTTTTTGGTATCTTTGTTTTGATGTATTAAGCTCTCTCTCTGCGTTTGAAATCACACTATTGTAGAAACTATAAGCTATTCCTTTTATAACGTTGTCGGCAAAGTCTTCTACTTGCTCATCCGTCATAATCATTCCCTCAAATAGGCTTCTAGTATCTATAAAAATAGGTATCATCAGCAGTTTAAATTTACAACCTGATTAGAATTATCTAAAATCCTGTTTTTGTTTGTGTTTTCCATATTTAAAACGTAATGAGCTCTTCTTGCCATAAAAGTAATTGGCAAATCTATTCTATCCTCAGACCCGTCATTCAATACAAAAGATTCCATACTTTCCCTTTGAAGATCTAAAACATAATAAACTGGTGCATGTGTGTATCTTATCGTTATAGACAATTCTTCAAATTCTTCTATTAAATCATCGTCTATTATTTTAAAAACATTCCCATCTATTGTATAATGTACATTTTTATTTATTTGTTCATATTGAGTATTTTCTGTTTTGAAAAATGCGCAATATTCTACATCTTTAATTTCGTAAGTCGTGTAAGCAAAAAATATTTCTCCAACTTTTTTTACAAAGAAAGATTCTGTAAATACAGAAGTTGCATGTAAAGCTGTAATTTTATCCATGTGAGAGATGTGTTCATCTTTTCTAGCTGAAACTTTTATCATCCCTCTACTTGTTTCGCTCCAGTCTTTAAAGTCGTTTGATAGACTCATAGACTGAACAACCATTCTTGTCTTAGTTGGATTTATAAATGCCCAACCGGATCCTCCGCAATTTTTACAGTTAGATAACCCTCCAGAGTTTTCTGATTTACATGGGCACACTAATGATTTCTCAACAACGACGTCTCTACCCTTGTCTCTTAAGAGTTTTTCAAAGTCTTCATTATTAAAATCGACTCTAGATAAATCTGAAGTAATATTCGGAGTCTTTATTAACATACAGCTAGATTTATTGCGGTATAAAAATCTCTAAGATTTGGAATTGCAGTTTTAAGATCTTCAACGTATTGCTTTATAACACTCCCATAAGGTCCGGCGCTTGAACTAGCCATTGGGCTAACTGATTGACTTAATCCATCTAAACTTATAGACGTCGATCCGACTCCAGCTCGTAATTTATTGACCACAGATTGCCCTCCTTGCGTTAGAATTCTAATTGCCACATATTTACTAAGAACTGACTTTATGTCGCCTGGAAGCTCTTTAAATCCAGTTATGTAACTTATCTCCCAATAATTTGGAATTGTTCCATTAGATCTCCACCAACTTGAATATAGGCTACTTGTAAACATAACATGATTTACAAATGGTGTTGAAGAAAATGGCACTATGTAGAAATTTCTACCATAGCTTCTTCCATCAGATACCCGTCTTGCAGACAACCATTCTTTTGGGTAAGATAGATGTTGTAGGTTTCCAAGTTGACCGATTAAAGATTTAGTGCATACAATTGGCCAAGTTGTCTTTATAAAACCCCACTTCAACCAGTCTTCAGAGTACATATTTCTATTCTCTGTAATTACTTGAAGTTTTAGTTTTACGCTCAATAAGTTTTCAAGCTCATCTATGGCTTCAAGTATAGCATTCTCTATCACAGAATCTGGCATTTCTTTACCTTTATCGTCTTTCAGCGATACTCCAAATAGATAGTTTGTTTTGAAATCTTGTAAATTCAATACGGATTTTTGCTGAATACCGTATGAGCTTGAAAAACTTACAGTTGGCATATTATAAAGTTACTTTTTCTTCTTTTTTCGTTTTTACTGGTTTCTCGGCGTGAGCTTTAATCTCTACAGGTTTCTCACCATCGAGACCTTTTTCTTCTTTTGCAGACATTGATTCTAGCAACTGGCCAAGTTCCTCGTTCATAGAAAGCGATTCTTCCAATTTAGCTTCAAGACCCCCTTTTTCTGTTTCAAGAATTGAGTTGCTTTCAGTTAATTGCTTAACTTGATTTTCGAGATCGCCTATGTGGTTTTTAGTGTTTTCGTCTAAAATAACTTCAACAGTACCTTGCTCTCCAGCTTTAACTGTCGAAATAGAAAGATTTGACGCATCTACGACTTCACCTTCTCTCACTATAAAGAAACCAATTTCTGAATTAGCTATTTCATAAGCTATTTCTTCATTTTCAACTTCTATGATTCCTTCTTCAGAAATCTTAATTTTTCCAACTGGAGAAATATTATTAACTTTGCCAAATTTATAGGCGTCGTTAGTTTTTAATTTAATAGACATAGTAATATTTTTTGATTGTTTTTGTAAAATTAAAAAATTTTTTGATTAAAATAAAAAAGTGAGCCACCTTTCAAAGATGGCTCACTTATAACGCGGGGCAGTAAAGTATTAATCGAAGAAAATAGGTTTTAAGCTACGTACTTGTTTGCAACGTTGATAAATCTTACAAACTTCTTGCCAGCATAAAGTTGAGGTGTTCCAAATTGGAATACTATGAATCTTTTTGCCATTGCAAGAACAGCTAGATCCAATTTAGACATTGGAGCCAATTGCTTAAAGCTCATAACCTCTTCATTCATTTCAGTTAAGAAACATTGCTCAGTGTTTGGCAAGAAGTATCCTCTATCTCTAACAAGACCAGCTGAAGCACCGTGATAACCAGCCGCAAGTGAAGCTGCAGGTATCTTGAAAATTGGGAAGAAGTCTTCATTTGTAGGGACTGAAGCTACTGTCGCCAAAGTTCTGTAGATAACAAAACCAGAAGCTGCATAAGCTCCTGCACCAGCTGTGAATTTCAAATCAACGGCTTTTGTTGCAGCCAATGTGATGGCATCTGTATCCAAAACAGTCAAAATGGATTCACCGTATCTGTTGATTGCAGATACTGCATAGAATACGTTTCCATATTCGCCAGTTCCATATTTTGTCAAAGCATCAGTAACCAATGCAACTGGCGTAGTTGGATCTGTAACTGGAGCTGCTGGAGCTTTAGATGAAGTCGCTGCATCTGTAAGAATCCTAAGAGGATCATTTTTCATGAACTTGTCTGGATTCAAGTTGATGTTACCAACAGTTGTCGTAATTGCTTTTGGAACGTCTGTGACGGTACCAGTAACCGCTTTACCATCGATGATAATTCTTTGCTTGTCGTAGTAGTCTTTAGAGAATGCAGACAATACTTTTGAAGGGGCGAATAGCGAGTTAGCGGAACCGTGGTTGTCGTCTACAATAACTGCAGCATCCTCAATATCTGATTGCTTAAGAGATTTACCTCTCATGTCAATTACGACGCCAGACTTCAAGTAGGCTTCCCAAGTAGGGTAAACTGATCCAGTTGAGCTACCAATTGCGGCATGTTGTTTGTAGAGTGAGTTAAACTCTTGAGGTATAATATCCTCGTCACCCTTTACAAGTGATCTGTTTGCAAGTCTCATGATCCACATCATTTTGTTTTTGACTTCTTGAGTCATAACGTTAATGAATGAACGAGTCATTTGAGCTTGAATTGTAACTTCACCAGTCACCTGCATGTATTTCACACGCTCAGAGCGCCTGATGTATACTGAATCCTCAACGTCTGAAAGCTCACCTTCGTTGTAGAATCCACCTCTATCGCTACCATAAGATTGCAATTGTAGGAATTCTTCAACAGTGTTGTAGGCTGTCAATTTAGGAATGGCGTTAAAAAGCTTAATTTCTGAAGCTTTATATTCCAACACTTTCAAAGTAGATTCAAGAGATTCAACTTTTAAAGGTTCTCCAGTCAATGGTAAGTTCGTAGTGTCTCTACCAGTAATGTGACCGGCTTGCATCGCTTTTACAAGCTCTGATGTTGATTGGTCTTCGTGCCCGTCGAAATAATCTCCGAGGCCAACTTGATTTTGTAACATTTTTTACTAAAAATAGTTTGTATCGATTATAACATAATCTACAATATTTAAGCGATTGTTTCCTATTCTACGATTAAACTACTTTTACAATATATCAATTTTCAAAGAACCCAAGAAAGCTCTGTCTTCTTGATCTAAAAATCCTGCTATTTCAACGCTTTGAATTGATTTTTCCAATTTGTCTGCTATTTGAATATTGCCTCTACTCATAGCAATTTCAAATTCGTTTGCCATTCTTTTTGATAAAGCAGATCTTCCATCCTTAGTGCTCATATCGAAAGCGTAAGGATCTACTGGTTTACCTTCATTACCTTTTTCAAATCTTTCTAAAGCTGTAACTCTAGCAACTGATTTTCTACCATTCGATTGGTTTCCTATCTGTTCTAATTTTTCAACCAACCCTTCGTTTTCTTTATTTGCCTTCTCAAGTTTCTCGTCAATGTCTCCAACCTTAGAAACTGTTTGTTTTAGAATCTCACTCATTCCTTTAAATGATTGAGTTAAAAGTTCTACAGTTGACTTTAAAGCTTTTTCTATTTTAGAGTCAACCTCTTCTTCAGTTACGCCAAGTTCTTGAGATTCTTCACCTTTTTTAAGTGAAGTGTTTGGATCTGCAGATGTTCCCAATTCTGATTGAGCGCCACCGTTATTTTTTGAACTTTCATATTCCTTGATTATAGCTCCAGCTGCAGTCATAGATTCTTGCAAACCAAAACCTTGTCTAACAAGACTTTCAGCTAACGAATCAACATCCATGTCTACATTGCCTTTCATGATTTCATGGCAAGATTTGTAAATCTTATCATCTTTCTCTTCTGATTCAGAATGAGTCTTTTTCTCACCCTCTTCTTCACCAGCAGCAGATTCTGTTTTTTCTTCAGATTCTTCTTGGATAGATTTTCCAGATGTTCCTTTTTCTAAAGTATCTGTCAATGTATCTAATGCCTTTAAAATTTCATCTTTGCCGAAATCCATATCGTTCTTATTTATGTAATGATTTGCAAATATAACAATTTTTTCATATACTTCAGAAGTCTGATTTGGAAAAGCTTCAACTATTAAATCTAAAGCTTTAGACTTTGTAAAGATTTCTTCTTGATTTTCAGATTTCACGATGTCTTTAGAATTTAATTCAACATTCTTTTTAACATATCCAGCCATTGATTCTGGCATAGGAACGTTTCCAGTATTCATAGATTTCGTAAGCTCACCCTTCAACCAATCTATACTAGATGGGTTTTCTGCAATTTTTGGATAACACTTTATGAGAAAATCATCGATCCGACTTATAAACCCACCATTTTCACCAAAAATATTGTGAACGTATAGTATTGCTCCTAGAACTGAACTTAAATCTTCATCCTCATTTGCGTCAATGAGATCCATTTCTCCCCCAAATTCACCTTTCATAATGTTTACTAATGTTCTTGGATTTTTTGGTGATGGCGTGATTGCTACACCAGTAATCATGGCTTCCAAAACTCTTTTTTTATTTAGTGGATCTCTTCTTGTAGCAACTCCTTCTATAGACCACCCCATACGTCTATCTGGTGAATCTCTTTCAAGTGTTTCTATTTGTTCTACTACTTTTTTGGTGAGCGGGTTGCTTGGATATAGAAAGCCTTCTAAATATAAATCAGTGCCAACTAGCTTTGCCATAGTTGGCTGCCCTATGTTTGCACCTGGATCTTTGTTTGCTTGGTGATTGTAGTTTATGTATCCACTTCTTAATAGTGGTTCTGTGTCGAAACCAACTGGAAACAGATTTTCTCCATCTGAATCTTTATCTACAGTAGAAGCTATACCTGCAACTTTGATAGTTTTTACACCACCATCGTCGCCCTTTTCTATGGTAAGTGGAACGAAAAACTTAAATTTGTCTTTTTCCAAAGTAGATATTCATTATTTGCTACAAATATAATAAAATTTCTCATTCTCATTTTGAGAACTGAAATCTCCTATAATTCTAGATTTAACGAATGTTTGATCAAGATACTCTCCAGTAGTAATTAAATCGCTATCGTATGCTTGAGATTTTGTAAAAATTTCACAATTTCCTTTTATTAATGCAGCCGGTTCCCAATTTTGTTTTTCTAAAACTTCTTGGATTCTATTCGCAACAATCGGAAAAGCTAAATCAAGCGTAGAAATTTCGTTGAGATAAACAAATTTAAACTCGCTGTGTTCTTCATAATCAATAACTATTTGGTGAAGCTCTGATTCAAGTTTCACGATAAAATAATGACTTATCGAGTTATCTTCATTGAAGTAAGTTATACACCAATTGTTATTTTTTGAAGTAACCAACAAAGAAGTTTCTTCAGCTAGTTCTCTCATTGCACCAAAATACAAACCGTTGTCATTTTCTGGTTCATATTTTCCACCAGGCATAGTCCATTGACCTGGCTTAAAATCATCATGTTCAGATCTCTTCATTAAAAGGATCTGATTGTTTTGATTAATTACTATAGTATCTACGTATTGTTGCATAATTATTTAATTTCGTGAGATTTTTTGTGATGACTTAAGTCTGGTTTTCCATCATATTTATGGGATTCATAAACTTCGTAATTAGAAGCTCCACTAGATTTTCTATGGCTTTCAGATAATTCGTCGCTTTTATCTCTCATAGATCTTCTTTCTTCCCAAGCTTTGTCTCTAGCTTCACTTGGAAACCAACTTAATTTCTCAGATTCATCGTTGTGTTCGTCTGCAGCTCTTGCATGCAACAGCGCTGCGTCTTTATGGTCGTCGCTACTAAAATCTTTATATTTTTCATGGTCAGATTTTAATGATTCGTAAATAAATTTGCCGCTTTTTGTTTTACCTATAGATTTTTCTTCTTTATGTTTGTTTAGCTTAACGGCGTATCTAGCATACTCGTATCCTTGAGTGTCTATTAGATAACGATCTCCTTCAAATTCACCAACAAATAAACCACCCCATAAATCGCTAGATAATTGAGAGTTTGGATTTGACCATTTATTTAGTTGACGAACTTCTAATTTGTCTATTAAGTGTTGTATTTTGTTTTGAAAACTTTCTGGCATTTTTCTAACAATACTCCAACTGTTATCCTTGTAAGACCAATATTTCTTAGAATCACTTCCGATTAATGTTTCCAATTCCTTGCCAGTAAATTTGTCATAAGCTTCTAGTGGTTTATATTTTTCACTTGATTTAGAATCTTCTTTCTTATTTAGTGATTTAAAATCATCCTCTATAGATTCCTTTGCTCTCTTTATAAAATCTTGTTTAGATTCTTCTGGTTTTGCCCAATAAACTGATCCTTTTCCATTATCAAATTTTAAAGTATCATTTCTTTCATCTAAACTGAGTTTAAAATCCATACCGGCAAAACTTATAGAATCTTTACTATGATCTTCTTGTTTCTTAGTGGCGATTTCGCGTTCACTTTTTTCAGTATTGCTTTTTATTCTTCCCATGAAGTCTTCTTTAGACTCACCAGGTTTAGATTGATTAACAACCCTACCACTTACCGGACTAACAAATTGATGAATTCCTTCTGAGTTTGTTGATATAGAATCTTCTAGTGAATGTTCCTTGTTATTGGTTACTTTACCAATCTCACGCTCATTTCTTCCAACGTGTTCTTTGTGATGATCTATATGATGTTTCTCTGCAGGTTTACCGTTTGAATCAGAAATTTTACCATTGTAAACTTTTCCTTTTCCGTCTCCACCAACGTAAACCCAACCATCTGTGTGTTTCACGTACTTCTTACCTCCGTATGTTCTAACTTCACCTACTGTTGCTCTTTTGCCACCTTTTTCAAGATAGTCTTCACCATATTCTCCAGTTAATGCTTTAAAGATGTTGCCCAATTCATCAAATTTTTCACTAAATATTGATTTCTTGATTGTGTCTTTTTTGGAAAGAGATTGAACTTCTTTACGTTTATCGTCATCTTTCTTAGCAGTTTGATCTAACTTATCGTTCATTGCTCTCCCCATGTGAAAATTTTCTGACATTCTGTGATGACTTTCGTTTATAGAATAGTCTTTTATTTTACCCCTACTATCTGTTCCATGTTTTTTGTAAGAATCTGTCAATATCTTGTTATGAGCATTTTGAGCGTCATCGTGATCTTCTTTTGAGAAAGATTCATATTCTGGTCTAATTTTATTTTTAGTGTTGTTGATGGTGTGTGTATCGTAAATAGGTTTTCCAGATTTAGTGTGTCCAATCACTTTACCGCCCCTAGAGCCCTCACCTTTTTCTAGCCTATCAACTCTGTAAGTTTCAGATAGACCAATAATTAAGTTTGGGTTTATTATTCTTCCGTATTTATCTGTAGTCATTTTTTTTGGTTGTTTTTATTATATAGTAATAAGTAATTTATTTTTTCTTAAAAAAATTTTTGTAGATTATTTTAATAACTCATTAATTTTATCTACGTCTTCTTCTTTTAATTTTCTAAACAAATTATCTATAGCTGCATAAGAATCTTCTACTTTATCAAATGCATTAAACTTATAGACACTTTGAATGTCAGCTAATTTTGGTGCTATTTCTATATTATCATTACCAACAAAAACAACTACACATTTATCTTCTGTAATCATTTTATCTGTAGACAATATGATTTGAGATTGAGCGATGTGTTCTAAACCTATCGCTTTTATTCCATTATTCAACTTTTTCATTTTTTACCAAAAATTACTATAGGTGCATTTGTTTTTCTACCTATTTCTATCATCTTATTTATATTTTTAAACAATATATCGCCACTACGAGAACCTTCAAAACCAGCACTCATGTGGACAGACTCAATATCATCAAAAGATAATTGATTGTGATATTGAATTTCTGTATATGAAGATCTTTCACAAGTATTTTTTGTATCTAACGGGTCATTGCTAGTACTAATATTTAAAGAAGTAAAATGTGGCATAACTGCAGGTGTTGAAGCCATAGAGTCAAGACTTCCAAGACTATCTTCAAAAGTTACTGTTGCTTTTTTTAATGCTATATCTTTTTTAATTTTCACTGTAACTTGACCATACATTGAAGCATTTGAGGCTGGTGGAATTTCACCTTTTGAATTGTTTACTCCATTATTATTGCTACTACAATAACCGTATATTGGTCTTTTTTCTACATCATGTTTAATATCGTCCTTAAAACCAAAAAATTTATTTTCAGCACGAGATCTACCTTCAGGATAATAAGATCCGTGGCTTGAACCTACTTCAAATTGAGATTTATATCTGCCGTGATCAGTTAATATTTTGTCTAAGATTTCTATATCTGTAGCTCTAAAATATTCACTTTCGCTCATTAATTTTTCTACATGTTTTTGCAATAATCCTTTATATTCTTCTACGCTTATACCTCTTTTAGTGGCAAAACTTTCATAATTGCTTTTTTTATCTTTTTCAATCTTTAAAATTTGTTTTAAAATAGCATCTTTAAAACCAACATTACCTTCTATTTCTAATTTGCTAAATTTTTCTGCGTAAAGCTGTGTTGTTCTAGAAGAATATTTTGAAGAATCAAACTCTTCTTCTTTTTTTGCTTCTGGTTTTTCTTCTTCCGTTTTTTCTAACTTAATATAATCAGATCTTTTTTTAGATAAATATTCTATTCTAGATTGTAATTTTGTTTCTAGTGTATATGTTTCACTTGGACTAGCAATATCAGAGTCTCTTATTGCTGTGATTATTTTTTCTTTATTTTTTACTATTTCATCTATTTGATCTACTATTTCTTTGTTGCTTATATCACCAAATATTTCTTTAGTTATTGGGTTTGTACCATCAATAAATGTTTTTAATTCCTTTACTTCTTTACCAAAATCTGATTCTGGTTTTTTACCACCCCTTGCTCTATAAATTAAAGACCCACCATTATCTACTCTGTGAATTAAACCGTCTTTATCTACTATAATGTTGTCTTTCGATGCACCAATTACATCCCAGTTTCCTAGTAAACAGTCTAAAACAAAACCTTTCTTGATTTCATTGTAAACTTCTTTTTTAGAAGATTCAGATATAGAACCTAACTCTTTTGCTCCTTGTATATATTTTGAAACTTTTTCTACTTTACCGTCAGCAGTTTTTATTATTTTAGATATAGGTGCATTAAAACCAAAAGCTGTATATATTGAATCTGTTAATTTTTCATATCTTAGATGTTGAGCGGAATCTTCTTTACTTGCTCTTTCTGGCTTAATAGCCCAATAATTTCCATCATCATCTTTCTTCAATTTTACATCAGAAGAACCCCCTAATGTTTTTATTGTTTTTAGATCCTTTGTTGATGTAGGGAAAATTATTCTTTCTTTAACTTTTTCAACAACAGGTGTTGATGTTTCTTTTGTTGAAACAGATTCCTTTTTTACTTCTGGTTTTACATCTTCTGTTTTTTCTTTGTCTAAATATTTTGAAGCATGTGCTTTATGAGAATCATCACCAACAAATGCATGAGTTGCAGCTATTTTACCAGCGTAAACTATAGCAGAACCATCTTTTGCTATATAAACCCAACCATCAGCATGTTTTACGTATTTTTTACTACCGTAAGTTCTTACTTCACCTATGGAAGCTCTTTTACCTGCTTTTTCTAAATAATCTTTATCTTCATTTTCACCTGACAAAGATTTAAAAATATCATCCAATTCATCAAATTTTTCACTAAATGGTGATTTTTGAATTGTGTTGTTTGATTCTTTTAGTTTTTTAATTTCAACAACATTTGACACTTTACTTTTTTGCAGCGTATCGACACCATAAGTTTCAGCCATGCCCTTAAACAAATTAGGGTTTATGTTTTCACTTTGAAGATTCATTTAAAATATTTTTATTGTTTATTTGTCAAATGTAATAATTCTTTTCTTAAGAAAAATTAAACCCAATATTCTTTTCCATCAATTACTGCTCTAATTTTCTTTCTTATAACTTTAGGTTGGTAATTTTCAGGCAATTTAAACATTTTTTGTTCATCTTCCCACTCATCTCCTAATCTCAAATGCTTTAATGAGCATCTACAATATGGGTGAACTGGCCCTAATACAGGTTTCCAGTCCTCCACTTTCTTTCCAATATTTGTTCCATTCTCTCTAAGTTCTTTTAGAAAGAAAACTTTTGGCTCACTCCCAACTCCTTTTGATAAATATAGTCTAACACAATGTTTACAAGCTTTCTCTTGCGGTATCTTGTAAACTTTTGGATTCTCTTCAAGTCTTTCTATCCATGCAGCTTTACCCAACTCATAAGCAGACTGACCTTCGTATTGAACTATCCTGTCAAAGTCTCTATTCCAATCACCAGTTAAGTGTCCAAGATCTGAAGCTATTTGTCCAAATGTTTTCTTTTCATTCATTCTTTGAGATACAGATCCTCTTAAAATGTCCATTTGTTGCGTCAGACTTTCGCTCTTAACTCTTGAATTTATATCGTTGTATATTTTACCATTAAGATTTTTTATGCTTCCTAGAAATCGTATTTTCGATTCTTCTATAGTTAATCTCTCAAGCTCTGTAAGCGGAATATATTTTTTTTGACTAACAAATTCTTTAAAACTGTCAAATGTTAAAACTTTATCTAAATCTTTCTCTTGGATTCTTATCGATTCAGCCACTAAACCAAGATAAAATTGTGTCCTTATTGGATCTTCACTTTCACTATATAGTTTTTCTATGTCAAAACCTTTTCTTTCAAGTAGTATTTTTTCTTCTTCAGTTAAAAAGTTTGCCCCTAAATGAGACGCAATGAAAATACTTTGACTATTTTTTACGATAGAAAGTATGTCTTCAATTTGTTCATCGTTTAGAATCATATTCAACTATCCCAATGTTTGTCTATATCATTTTCTATACCCTCTCTAGTTTTGTTATGTGGATTGTATATATTATTCATACCATTTAAAGCTTCTTCTTTAGAAAAACCCCCTTCTTTTAACTTTTTAACCACTTGAGATATGTGTGTTTTTTTATTATCTTTAAACTCATGCATGACATTATATGTCACATGATTGTTTTTATTATTTTTAGGATGGAAAGGGTTTTCATTTTCATGATATATCGGAGTTTTACTGTCTCACACATAACCTAAAGATTCTTTATGTGGGTAATTGCTTTTGTGTGAATATATAGGTCTCCCGCTCTTTGTATGCCCAATTACTTTGCCACCCTTAGAACCCTCACCACCTTTTTCAAGAAGATCTACGCCATAAGTTTCTGCCATCCCATTTAGTAAATTAGGGTTTATATTTTCACTTTGAAGATTCATTTTCTAATCTGTTTAATATTTTGTCTATACTTGATTTTAACAAATGTGAGTAACTTGCTTTTATTTGATTTTCTATAATTGGAATCAACTTTAATTCTGGAACCTCTTTGTATGTTTCAGCTAAATTCTTTTTTACTAATTGTTGTGTCTTCAATCCTTTTGAAAGATCGTATTCCCATATTCCATCAGTATTAAGTTTTGCTGAGTGACCTGTGTTAATTACAGATCCGTCTTTTGCTATCATTATAAGAAATCTTTCAAGATACCCATGTATTTTGCGCCAGCACCCAATCCAAAACCAACAGCTAAAGCTATAATTATGACTTTGTAAATATCTATCTTTCTTTCAAGCTTATTATAATTGCTTTGAAGTTCTACGTAGCCTCTTGTAACTTTTTCCACTTCATCTTCTAAAAGTTGTATCTTCCTAACCATGCCTCCCTCTTTTGCTATATCATCGCCAACAAGAGCTACCAATATTTTGTCAACTTTTGTGTTCACGTCAAATATTTGTTTTTTCATGAATCCAAATTCTTTCTTTTCTTCAGTTGTCATTTCACTCATTACAATTTTTGTATATAGTCATTAAAATTATTTACAAAAGGATTCGACTGTAAGCTTTTTTGAACATCTTCTTCAACTGCTTCTGTATTTTGTTGATCTCCCATTTTCATCATTTGAGCTTGTTGAAATAGTGAAATATAAGAAGGGTTCATTGGCATGTCTCCAAATTCTAGTGGATCTAGATTTCTCTTTGCTCTTATTTCATTTAATTTAGCAAAACTATTAACTGCTTTTATATCGTTATCTAGTTCTACTTGTTCTGTATTAGAATCTAATCCAACAAACACTAACTCGTATTCTGGATGTAATTGAGATACTATATATTTATTTATCCAAAATTGTTTTTGTTTAAGTAGAGGCGTTAAACCTTTCTCTTTTGAATACTGAAGCTTATATTCACCACTTGCATTCCCAAGACCACCTCCGCCACCATCGGTGTTTCCATTTAAATGAAAACCAAACTCAGATGGGTCTATCGTGTAAACTGCAGAGCATATTTTTATCAAAAATTCTTGGTATTTGCTATACTCCATGTCTCTGTTAGTTTCATGGGTAGAAATCCAATCTATTTTATCTGCATTTACAATTGGCGTTTTATGCATATTTTCAACACCAGACATTTGAGCTTGCCATTGACCTCTAAAATCATCAAGCGTATTCATGTTTATGTTTCCCGAATACCTCAACAAACCTCTCGGATTTGATCCTACTTTAAAGAAATTTGAATTATATTGATCTGCATTTAAGATTGCAGTTATTGTCTTTATTAAATCCTCAAGCTCTGAATTCCCATAACCATTTGTCAAAATATCAGTAGATTGATTTCTTATACCCATACAAAGCTCCCATGGATAAAATTGCGCTTCTACTCTAGAGTGGAGAACTTGTGCGTATTGCGGTAAATAACCTTGAATAGTTAGATCATCCAATTGTTGATTACTTAAATGAGAATAATCAGCCATCCTCATCGTAGCTCCATCCACTGCAAAAAACTCAACAGGTTGACCTATTTTATTTCTTACTACTTCAAAACAACCCTGATCTAACGTTAAAGAATCTTCAGTAAGTAATCTTAAAAAATTTTCAAAAGTTGAAGCATGCCAAACATTTTGACGCGTACCGCAATCCAATATGAATTGTGTTATATAATCTATCTGTTTTTCTTCTTGAACTGAAAGTTTTGTTTCTTTTGTTCCAGTTCTAGATTTTTGAATCTTCTGAATAACAAAACCAGTTGAGTATTTATCTTTCTGCGGTTGTGCGAAAGATGCCACTTGGTTCTTTCTTGTCTTTATAATGGCATTTACTATGTGTGTCTTACTCATCTTACGAAGCGTGTCGTAAGAAATAGTATAGTATTTGTCTTTATATCCATTACCAGATCTTAAATCTAATGGATCTATAAGTAAAGATTTACCAGCACCATCTTCTCTTTTCTGTATTGAATTTATATAATTTCTTGCAGAATAGATTTTATTTATGTCGTCTGATTGAAGTGCTTTTTTTAGATTAATTTCTTTTTGAAGACTTAATAATTTAATTTGACTATCTAAATCATTCATAGAAGAATTTAAATCCATAATTTTTGGCGTGCCAATTATATTGGAAGACGTGATAGATTTAATTAATTTCTTATTTCTTCTTTTATTCACTTATCAATATTGTATATTAATACAAATATACAATATTAAAGAGGAAAATTTTTACGTATCTTTCTGTTGTCAGCTACTCCGGCAGTAGATTTTCCAGAATTTCTTGTTCTTAATCCATGTTCTATGAATACGTCTGCTGTTGCGTGAACGTCTGCTAAAGCCCTGTGTGCGTCAAACAATTCAACTCCAAATGCTGCAGCTACTGTTCCAAGTTTATTGTTTAATAAATCTTTATCATTTCCAAGCGAAACGTAAGATAGTCTTTGAGTATCAAACGTAAATGGAACAAATTCTCCTTTTGGAGTTTTAAATCCATCAAAATATTTTGATAAATCTGTTTTGTGAAGTTCTGCTTGAATTAACAAAAACCCGATATCGAAACCTATATTGTGTCCAATTATTATAGGCTTCCATTTAGCACCCTTTGAAACTTGAGAAATTGAAACAAAATCTAAAAACTCTTTCCAAACTATCTTACATTCTTTTCCTTCTTTCTCACATTTTTCTCTTGTAATGCCAGTTGCTTCTGCTGCACCTTTATCGTAGATCAAAGTATCATCATAAGGTTTTACTAAAGACGAGTACTCACCTAACTTTTTAAAATCAAAGAAATCTATAGCAAGTACACCAATTTCAGTTATAGGGTTTTTGTCAAAAAGAAGCCCACCAGTTTCAAAGTCAATTACTATACCAGTAGATCTTTTATGTAATTCCATAATATTTTGTTTTTTACAAAAGTAAAATAATTTTTCTTAAGAAAGTAATGTTCTAAGCTAATTCTACAAAATATGTGTATTTGTTTCCAGTTCCTACGTGAAATCCACTTAAATTAGTATTCACTCTTGTTAAATTAAACTTAATACCATTTATTTTGAAGTTTTCTCCATTTAATTTTGCATGCATAAACTTACCCCCAAATTCTCTTTCTAGATCAGATATTAATTCATTTATTCTATAAGGGTGTTGGAACATCAGATATTTAAACTCATATCCGCTTTTCAAGGATTTCTTTGGCATCTATTTTTACCTTTTCAATGTCTAAGTTTATTACTGTTTTGTATTTTTCCCAATTTTCTTTACTCATTAATTTTGGGAATGGGCATTTTTGCTTGTCTTTATCAACCATCCATCTTTCTGGTAAATCGCACCCACAATCTTTACATTCTCCACCGTTTTCAATCAAACAAGATTTCCCACATATAGTTGCTCTATAAAGAAACTGTTCTTCTAAATTTTCGCCTATATTGTGAAGAACTTTAAATTGCAAATATCTAGCATTTCCAATTAGAAAAGCTTTTACGTTGCTTAGCGTTATGTCTTTTAATTCCATAATTCAATTTGTTTGTTTTAAAATTAAAACACCCTCAAAACATAATTAAGAGGGTGTCGGAACCTATAGCCATTTATATTCACACAAACTTGAAAGGTGTCTCTGATTCGAACAGAGCTAAGATCGTTTTTAGGAATCGAAGCGAGCCAACTTTCCCAACACCCTTTACTTGAATCCACTTCTCCATTTCATCAAGTTTCCATTTTAGCTAAAATCTAAAACAGAATCCACTCTTTAAGACGGCTCAACACCGTACAAACGCAAGGCTTTTCTATATACAAGTGTTTCAGAGTGGTCCTCTGTATTCTGTTTTGCGGTTGAAATGGGGATCGAACCCATACGGAGTTGTTTATTAAGTATTACCTCCATCTCCTTTTAAGATAAGTCTACCAATTCCAGCATTCAACCTCTTTATCTCGTAGTTTTCAAGGATCACTAAACTATGGTGGGTTTAGAAACTTAACCGCGATATAGTACAAACCTAATTCAATTGCTGAATTTCCATTCCAGCTAAGATAATTGTTGTCAATGTGATTTTTACCAGTCTAGCTCTGATATAGACACCTCTTAATTACTCACAACATATATTGTGTTTGGCTTCATAATTGAATTGCAGGGGCGGCTGGGTTCGAACCAGCGACTTAGGCGCGACCTAATGCTCTACCAACTGAGCTACATCCCTATTTTGTCATCTTAATAATTTCTCTACGGTAAACTTCGACGACGTACTTAAACCAAATTAAAGATGCTTAGGTATTACAAGAATATCTTAAAAGATCTCTCTAAACTGTCTATTAATCCAGATAAGAAGTTTAAGTCAAACGCGACTGATTGCCTTATGCTTATTTACGCAAAACTCAGGTAATACTACCAAGTCAGCAATTTACGGTGTTGTTCTATAAAATGGATTCGAACCATAATCTTGCCCTCTATTGTCATCCGTAAAGGTTATCGTCGAGCGCCGTGCGCCACACACCCTATAAAATCCCTGAGTTTCGAACCTCAGATTATATCAAGTTAATTAGACTTGATTTTTGGTTTGCCCTACGATCTTTATTGCGCAATTAAGATACTTAAGATTTGAAACAGCTGCTTTTCATCTCTTAAAATTAGGGACTTGAAGGTTAGTGGGGATTCGAACTCCACATTCTCGAAATAATTTAGCTTGCGTCGAATTAATAAATTCTGCCCTCGCCGTTATTCGCGTGTTGCCATTAGACTAATAACCTTACCACAGTTACGGAAATAAAAGAACTTTATTCCCACGATGCGTCCAGATGAATTAACTGGACCCTTGTTTTGCTTCCATTTTTGTTTGCAAAGGAGAATTTTGTGGACCCGGAGGGAATCGAACCCTCGTCCTACAAAGAATATAACATAGTCTTAATGAGTAATTGGGGGCAATATAAATACTGCGCCATCCACCACCTTATTTTGAAAAAACAAAGAAAACTAGATTCACTCAATAGTTCAACTTTCTGGTTCCAAGTAGTTGACACTCATCTTCTTTATGCAACTTATGCTGCGAATCTCATTGGTGAGAAAGAAGGACGGAAATTAATTTGTTTGCCGCTTATTTGTTTTTAACTTTTTAGAGAACTGTTAATCTCTACTCAACTATATTCTACTACATTGTAGTCAATACCGGTCGGGCCCATGTTTTCAAAGAACTTTATTCTGTTTCCAGATTTGGAGAAAGTCTAATTCGCTATAAGTATAGTGACTTCCGAAACCCACTTAAGGATCGCAAGATTTGTGCCTCTTACTAGTGGCCGTACGTCTTTCCGTTCTTGTCAACTTAAATATGGCTACCAGTTAGTTCTTGGCCTTCAAACTCTTTTACTTGATTATCTAAGATTTGGTTAAGCAAATTGTATAGCGTAAAACTTCCCTTAAAGCGTGGGACTATATTTGTCTTATAGCCGCTTCTTACTTGCATAAACTTTAAGAGTATACATTTTGTTTTGTTGTTGTAAAAGTAAATAGTCTTTTCTTAAGAAAAAAATATTTTTATAATTATTTTTCACAATTTTTTAAATTATTTTCTTCTTGTTTGATTATCAATCGATTATATCTTAAAACATCTACTTCTTTAATGTAAGTTAGATTATCTTTAAAGCATTCCAGCATCTCCATTTTTTCTATGTTGCCGCTTTCCCAAATAATATGACAATCTCTACAAAGTAGGTTTATGTTTCTTTCTTCTAATTTAAGATCTGGTCTGTGTTTTACGCTTAAAATATGGCTTCTATCTAACCATTGACCTCCATGAATGCACCCTTCGCAAATGTATACCCCATTGTCTTTTGCTTCTGTTGAAATCTTATCTTTTAATTTTTTAAGTTCTAAATCTTCACTTGAAATCTTTATTTTAATTGGTCGCTTTATTATGATCTTTTCTTTTGGAAGCTTTGTAGCTATATCTTTCTCAGAAGCATACACAATTTCATTTGTTTCAAGAATTTCTATTTTATATGTCTTCCCATAAGATTCTTCATTTTGAACATCTAAGATCTTTATTCGCTTTCCTTGGTATTCTTCTTCCCTATTGTTGTGATAAAATCTAAATGATCCTTGTGGGTGCTTTTCTTTTATCTCAGTTGATTGTTTTTTATTTGACGCATTATCCTTTGCTTTTTGCTTATATCGTTCAACGCGCGTAACTCCATGAATTCTTATATGATTACAGTCATCACACAACATTCGTTTCCTATTCGCTACGAAGGTGTCTTTTTTGCATGTCGAGCACTTTTCCTTCTCCATTCTGATTTATATCTTTAAATGATTCTGCAGCTTGTTTATTTTGAGATTCTATCATTAATCTTACAATTTGCTCTGGGGTCTTATTTTTATAAACAACTTCTTTTTCTGGGTTATCCTTAAACTTAAGTTCTGTTTGAGCGTATAGGTTTTGTTCTATTTCACCCAAAATTACTGACTCTGAATTTCTCAATTTGATCTCTGAAGCATCTTGATCTATTTTGCATTTCTTAATGAGATTCAAAAATACTATTCTATCTTCAAGTGATAATTTGGTTATCGTTTTTTCTATTCTTTCTCTAGTAAAAATCTCCCTAGCATTAGAATCCTCTATTATTCTTTTGGTAATTTTTACCCTTAAATTTGTTTTATGGAAACCTAACAATGTTTCTTTTTGCTTCATAGCATCCATAACATTTGAAAGATCGTACGCTCTTCTGTTTAAGGCATCAATGTAATCCTTATAGTCTTCAAAAATTATTGGATCTATGTAGGTAAGATTTATGTTTTCTCGCATTATATGGCTATATCTAGCTATATGAAGTGCGAAAACATCCGTTGAATTTGTAGTTACCTCTGATCTCAACGAATTTATTATGGCATTGTACAGTTTAGTAAATGCTGCCTGATGCATTTTCTTATACTGTGGCATTGATCTAATTTCTTCCCAAATTTGAGGTCTCATCAAACCCAATTCAACAAGTTTTCTAATTTCTTCCTTTAGTATCTCACTTGGTTTCATAATTACACCCATCCAGCAATTGCTGGGTTATTATCTTCTAAACTTTCTGTAATTCCTATCACTAAAACATCCACCATATCATCATGTTCTGAATTTGGAAAAGTACATAGTTGATTTAAGAAATTTTCAACGTATGGTCCATCTATCAATATCACTCTTCCAGTTTCCAATATTGGAAGTTTTGAATTTAATCTTGCCACCTTATCTGTATCTGGTGGTTTTGATTCTAAGACATTCAACATAGTTGTTGCTATCAATTGTTGAACTATTGATTTTCCACTCGCTTTTGGTTCTACAAATATTCTTGAGTTTGAGTTATACCCCATTCTCATTACATACAGTTTTATAAAATTTATCAAATCATGAAACTCCATCCAAACCTCTAAAACATCAAGAATGTAAAGTTTATTATCCTTTACAAAGTATGACATTATAGCAGAAGGGTCATTTTCTTCATTGCTTGTGTATGCTGGATCTATAGCAAAACATATTGGCTCATTTATATGATCTCTGGTTATGGTTACACTTTGGACAATTTTCATCCAAGCTCTCTTAACCATGTTACCTTCTTCTTTTGCTGGCACTTGACTATATTGACCAGCATAACCTTTACTTCCCAACGCTGCTAACATTCCATTTAGAACATTGACACTTAATCTTCCTGGGTCAAGTAGTTTATTTCTATAAAAGACTTTTAATTCAACAGGTTTTACTTTATCACTAAGTTCCGCTGGCAAACAAATGTGCCTATAATGATTTGTTTTATCATTCTTTAAAAGATGACCAGTTAAATCATCTTCATGTAGCCTTTGCATTACTACCATTCTTAAACCTAAAGACGCTGGAGTTAATCTATTATATAATGATTGCGTAAAATATGAATTAACTTTCAATCTCTCTGGTTTACTAATGGCAGTTTTAGGGTTTTGAGGATCATCTAATATAATATACAATCCAGAAAAACCAGTGATGTTTCCCCCAACTGTTTTACTTAACCTATATCCACCCTTATTTGTAAAATAAAATGACTTTGCTTTTGAGTCTGCTCTTATAGAAAACACATCTCCAAATAATTCTTGATATTCGGCCGATGTTATTATGTCCTTACAAAGTTGTGCATTTAATATCGATAAATTATCATCGTAAGAAATACATAAAAATTTGGCTGCTGGATTTCTAGTCCACACCCAAGCATTGAAAATAACTGAACAAATTAGGGACTTAGATGTTCTTGGTGGAATATTGATTATTAAATCTTGACTATTCTCCTCTCTCCTCTCTATCCTTTTTTGCTCAGAATCTAAAAGTTCACATAGAAACCTTATATGAAAATTGTCTTCGAATGGTTCGTTTGAGTGTAGTAATTCAAATGCCCACTTAAAGAATTCATAATAACTTTCCTTATATGTACTTCTTTTAAGTTCTAACTCTAACGCGTCAAAATCCATTTAGTCTCTAAAGTTCACTAATCTTTCGAACTCAGGATCATTACAAGATAAGATTTCACTTGGTTTAATGTCTAAGTATTTTTCAAAATCATAGTAATTCACAACACTACCCAAATACATTGGTATAGGGTAATCATAAAACATCAACATCAATTGATTTTCATCTTTCTTACTATTAAGTGTTGGAATTATCATCCTCACTTTTAGTTTCAAAAACTTATTTTTAATGTTGTTACTTTGGTGTGAACCTATAGTTTTTCTTTTCTTTGTTATAACATATCCACCAATTTCAATTAGGCTCTCCATCTTTTACTTCTTCCAGTAATTCTTCATCGACTTTTACATTTTGCTCCCAATAATCAAATGCTTTTAAGAAATTTTCTTTTCCACCCATGGTTAATTCCAAATCTTCATTATTCCACCACCAATCAAAGAAATCTGCTACCTCACTCTTATCATATTTTTGAAGAATAGTTACCCCTTGTCCCTTTAATAAACCTATTATATTATTTGGAAAACCTTTTGCTACAACTTCATTTTTAGGATCTCTTAAAACAAATATTACTTTCTCTTCTTCATTTTTTGACATGTGAATAGAGAAAGGTCCTTCATCTTCAACTTCCAATATGGAAGAAAGAAATTCACCCAAATTACCTAATTCAAACAGTTTCATATTCAGTATATTCTTCTAGTTGTACAATGGCATTAAATCCAGCTTTTTCCATTAGAGAATTTAATTTAGCCTTTTCTTTACTTGATAATAGATCAAAATTAAAGGAAGATTTCTGTTCTACAACCTCTGTTTGTTCTATTTCAACAACTGTTTCTGTTTCTGCTATTAAATTCAATAAAGCTTCTTTTTGTTTCATGGCCAATAATGCTGGTTTCATTGACCCACTTTCCTTAAAGTAATCGTATAGTTGTTCGTATATTGATACGTGTTGAACTATTGTGTTTTGATAAAGTTCAGAAATATTATTTGGCAATATCTTTTGGATACTTATATCTCTTAGTTCCTTTATGGCTTTAGTAAATTCTTCTTCACCTAAATGATGATAAGCGTTAGGAAACATTTCTTTTACAAGATCTAATGTCTTACTGAATGCCTTGCCATTTATAACATTATAATCAAACACAAGCTTCTCTAAATTAAAAAAATCTCGCTGAGAGATAAATTTTTCTAATTTAGAATGATAACCTCTAAAGCCGCCTCTGGGATGTTCACCGTTATTTATTATATAGTTTTTACTTGCCATATTTAAGCAATTTCGTACAAAATGCAATTTACAGTGCAATAACAAAAACCTTTACTTGTTGAAAACAAAATATGAATCTTGTTCTCTCCTTTGGTTTGGTTTATTTTTGTCAAATACATGTCATGTGGGTGATTATCTAGATATTTTTTGAAAGTGTCTACATCCTCTCTGTTCCCATTTAAACCATTCTTTAAAAAGAAATTTAGATCAAGCTCTTGTGCTTTACCTCTCAATGAAAGAAAGAACAATCTAAACAGATTATAAAAAAAATGTTTCTCTAATTTGAAAAAGAAAACATCTCCAGTTTCGTACGTTATGTTTTCAATAAATTTAAAATGCTTTCTCATAATTCTTTTACTTTATACATTCTACCATGTTTAAATTCTTTACAAGCCTCTTTCCCAAACAAGAAACAATCTTCTGAAACAAAAATCTTACTATTTATTGGATCAATAACTACGTATATATTTTCATAGTCGTTTTCTAGATGCCATATATTCATTTTCAAATCTGTATCGTACAGTGCTTGAGTATAATGATTCAATACTTTGTATTTATCTGGTTCACTTTTTTGAGGGCACTTTATGTAGGCATTTTTTGATCTTGCCTCTAAGTCAAACAAATACTCGCCTCCTTGATTTTTGAACAAATGAGATATTTTTTCAGTATCTACCTCTTTTCCATTGATCACAAAACCAGATTGAAAACCGCTGTAATTTGGTTTATAGTCTTTATGGAATAAAGCAAACATTAAAGCTATTACAAGCAACATAGCAAAAGGGTATAGCGTCTTTTTCATTTTATTAACAGTATAGAGGTTAATATAAAAATAGCAATAGATTCACCTATTATTATTCTTCTTGATTTTCTTAAAGTTTGATCCATCTCAATAGAATTCCTAGACAACTTATCTGAAAGTGTTTGATTTGTTTCCCTTTCTTTCATTATAACTACATTGTATTCGTATTGTTGCAAAAATATCCTATTGTTTAGCGATAACACTAAAAGGCTGTCATTTTTCTTTTGCCCATACATTACTTTTATTTTTTGATCCTTAAGATCGCAGATGTCTATTAAACGAGAAAACTCATTTATCAGAACTCTTCCATTGATTGCTGTGTCACTTTTTACTTCTTGATTTAATGTATTTGGAAACATTGAATAAACTCTCGTTGTAATCATCATCATTAATGCTATAGCGATAATGATCAACATCTTTAATTTTTGCATCTAAACTGTCTAATTTATGTTTTGAAACCTTATTTTGACTTGCCATTATAACTGCCTCATTTTGAAGCAACATCAAATTCCTATATTCTGCGAATTCTCTTTCAAGTGAATCTATTTTTGAACTACATTCAGCTGAAGTTAGTTTGTTTTCTATTTTGAGATTTTTCTTCTTAAATACGTTTACGAAAATAGTTAACCCGGTAGTTAATACAAGAGCAATTATTATGATTATCATTATTTGCTCCTTGCTTCTTATTTTTATCATGATTTTAAATAGTTTTCAATCCAAACAGTGAGTTCATTTCTTAAAGATCCAAACCAAAGTATATCTTCTTCATTGTTATCTAAATAAGGATACCATATAGCGCAAACAAGATTTTCAACTGTTTTGTATCTATTCCAAAGGTTTGGCAGTCTTTTTTCTTTAAATGCTGAAACCCATTCTATGAAACAATCTCTATACTCTCTTTTTGAAGATCCAGTTGCTTCTTCAAATTTCTTTGACCATATAGAGAAAGATAATTCTTCAAGAGTCTTACAAACTTTGATTTCTTGCAATCTCTTCTCTAACCTTTCCCTTATTTCTTGAGATACTTCTGTTTCCATTATTAAGGTATTAATTTTTTAAAATAATTACTAATCCACAATTTGTCATAATACCATCTCCCATGTATTAAATACACAAATGGAATACATATAACCAATAAAAAGTAAAATACAATTCCAAATGGTAAAGATAGCCTTATTAATAAACTTGGTTTCTCTTCATTTTGCTTTAAAAAAGATAAACCAGTTCCCTTTAAGTTTTCTGAAATTTCATAAATTGAAACATTTCTGAGCTTAGGGATTCTTTTTTGTAAAATTATTGCGACTTCCAAATATGAAGATTTCTTTACTTTTATCATTTGAATTTTAATAGTTTTTGAGATAGGTATCCGTTAATGCTAAATATTTTACGACATAGCTCTATATCTTTTCCAGCAATATCTTCTATTGTTTTACCTATTGATTGATTTTTATTTCTACCCAAATCAAAGAAAATTGTAAGATCTTTTATTCTATAGAAACCTAAACAATCCCAATTGTCTATTTTTTCTCCACCCAAAATAAAAGCATCATCGCCCTCAAACATTTCCAAATCCAACTTCTTGTTTAGAAACTTAGCATACTCCACAATTAATCTAAACTTGATTGCGTCATTTGCTAACATTTTTTCAACAGTTACATTTTTAGCGTCTGAAGCAAGCAAATCATGGAATGTCTTCTGGAACTCTTTTTTTAATTCAGATTGAGTTTGACTATGAATCCAAAATACGAATTCTTTAAGGCTTAATATTTTTATCATAAGTGTTTAATATCTTGTCAAACTGTTCTGGAAACTTATCAAATAATGATCTTCTAAAATCATCTATCTTTATTTTGTCACCTGGTCTTCTAGGGTATTTAACGACCCATTTTTTAGAATCAATAGAGCTTACAACTAAATTAAATTTACTAGTTGCGTTGTCTATGGAATATAACCAAATGAATCTATCAAAATTTGGAATTACAAAATTATCTAATTTCACAAACCCAAACTCATTTTCTTTGCATTTTCTATATTGTTCTAGAAATATCTTTCTATGATCTCTGTATTTTTCTAAAGTCATTTCATTCATTAATTGTTTCTCGTGTGAGAAGTGTTTAAAAATACCATATCCATCAGTAACATACATTGGTGTTGTTTACTTTTTACTACTATCACAGTACTTACTCCGCAAAAAAGAACAATGTGATCTGGGTGTTTGTTTACCGCAATTTGGACATTTTCTCATTTTTCTTATCTTTAAATGGTTCTGATATTGATACGACCAATCTCCTACCGTATTTTATGTTTAATCTCCATTCATAAACTTTTGGATCTCCAACATACATACATTTTGGAACCTTCTTTATTGTCATTTTGGTATTTGTATTCTTTATAGCCCAATACTTAAATAGATTCTCATAATCTTCCAACAAAGCACCTTTATTCCAAAACAATGTCTCTATTCTAGATTCTAAATCCTTTTCCCAAAGGGTTCTATGTGCGTAAACTCTTTTTACTAATGAGAGTTTATGTTTATTTTCAAAAAATAACATTTTCATAATTGTATTTTTTCAATATTTTTTAATTTTTTGTCTCACCCCCATGGGGTATAAATGTATACACAGTAAAAGTAATAATGGGAGCCTCAAAGAGACTCCCCTATTTAACCATATACCTTAACCAAAATTTATTCTCATTTTAATATTCAACTGAAACTTTTAAAAAACATATATCTCATAAATAGTCTCTAATGAATTCTATTTCAAATAACGATATAATTGTCGCATATTTTAAAATAATGAAACTGAGGTAGGTTCTATTATGCTCACATGTTTTCTAGTCTATTTATTTTGCTCAATATTCAATATCTCAAATCTATTTAACATAATAAGTGATTAGTGTTAAGATTTCTACACCGTAATGCGCTTAAATTTCCAAAACAATTGTCTTGTGTCGAGTCTTTTAAATTCGTGTATCAAAACACCTTCTAATTGTGTGCTTTTAAGCTCGTGTCGGCTAAAATCAATTTTTGTTCTTCTGTTCATTTTATTATTTTTATTTGTTAGTAATCAATTAAATCTGTGCGAAAAAGCTCGAACGCATAACGCGCAATTGGCAAAATAAAAGCCATCAAGTGTAGCGCTAACCATCAACGGTAGTGCAAGGCTTTTACTTCGCCAATCGCCGCCGTTACCTGCAAGGCTACGTGACGTTTTCAAAATAAAGTTTATTACTTGGATTGTCGGGGTTCAAATTATTTAACGCCAACCGACCAAAAGAACCTTTCTCAACCGACTTTTCAATTAAAGCAACCGATAATTGTTCGTGAGTAAATCCATTCTGTTTTGCAAAGGAAAAAACAACCTGTATCAAATCAACAAATTCCATAATATCCTTATGGTCGCTTGCTTGAATTTCGGCTAATTCCTCGCGAACTTTAATTGCATAAAGTCGGTTCAATTCGTCTTGGTCGGCAATAGTTTCCCATTCACCCTCTTTTAGTTTTTCAGTAATAAACTTTCTGATTAATTTCTTTGGTTTCATTTTCGTTATTTAATTAAGTTCCTACCGATAATCCGCCCAGCGGGTAACGGCGGTTTTGTACATTATTAAAGGTTTTTACAATTAATATACTTAAAAGCATCTGTTGATATGTCTAATTTAATAACCCCAAACTCTTCCATAAGGGTTTGAAGACTTAAAAGAAAGTCAATAGGTGCTTGTTTTGACTCAACTTCATAAATTGATTTCGCATCTTCGGTGTATCTTACATCTCCAACGAGATATATTTTTTTTTGTGGCATATATTTATCTGACATTTAAAAGAAAATTTTATTGTTAACTTTAAAAGAAAACCATCATACAACACACTATTAGCGTCATGGTGGCAAAAGGAAGTAACTGAACATTAGAACACTATTCAACATAAGTAAGTAAATTAAACATTTGGAATACTAAATCCACCACGACGCTAATAGCTGTACGTTGGCAGAAACCTTATGGAAACTACCAATCAATATCTATTCCGTAATCACCTTTTTTAATTAAGCCTTTTTTATAAAGGTCATTTGCAACAGTATGAACGTCAGGATAGAAATTTCTACCCCAAAATAAATCAAGTTGATAATCGTCTGTTTGGTTTGGTATAGGTTGTGCAACATCACGTTTTAGCCAAACATCAAATTTAACGCCCATTTCTTTACCATTGACAACTTCTGGAATAGAATCGTTCATAGATTCGTCTTCTGATAAATCAGATGGAATTGATATGAAAAATACACCACGACTTCGACAATCATCTTGTTGTTGAAAACTGTATTTTTTACCGTAAGTTTTTATAACTAGCTCGTCCCAATCGGACAATTGGACAAGTTTTAAACTTGAATATTTTAACATGATATTTTTAATTTAGTTAGACACATTGTTCGACAAAAAAAGGCATCTGCCAACATGGGCTTAAATATATGTCGGCTGACGTGGTTAATTGAACAGTCGAATACTATTTGGCAACTGTAAGTTACTGAACATTAGTTTTTCAAATTCCGCCACATCTTTAAGCTCTGTACGTTATGTGCCATTTTAAGTCGACACCGTAAAAGGTAACCATATTTTTGACAATTTATCTAAATGTGGTTGAAGTAAAGATTTGATGTTTTCAAAATTACTCTCTCCTACATTTTCAATAAAGTGTGGGGCAAAAATCCCTTTTCGTTGGTTAATGATAAAGACTTCCATATAAAGCATACCATCATCTCGTTTTTTAATATCCCATCTAAATATTAAATTCATATCAATATCAGCATCTTTATATTCATCATAAAAATCATGAAAGTTGTCCCATTTTTTACCAGCATCGTTTGAGTAATAGTTACTATCTGAACAGTAGTAATCGTGGTCTTGTAATAAATCTTTAAATTCCATTTTATTGTTTTTTATTTTGTTAATTAAATTTTAATCCGAAAGAAAAACGGCAACTAACACGGGTTTGGCAAAATGGATGTTCGGTAATTCTATTTGACATTTGTTTTTAATTTTAAAGTTTTGCAATCTCTTTCTTGAAATGTTTCCTTATCGATACTTGACTTTTGACATTTGGTTGTCTTCCATTTCTCCACGCTTTGACTGTATATTGAGATACTATTAGTTTTCTTGCTATTGCACTATCTGTTAGTTCAGACAAATCAAAAATTCTATTTAGAAAATCTTTATTCATATTTTATAATGTATTCACTTAATCTATTTTAAAACTATGTATTTCAAAAATACTCCTGCTTGCATTGTTGTGTGCTTGCTTAAACAGTTCGTCGCTTGTTGAGTTATAACCATCTGTAAGTTTGAGTGAGTAGTAATCCTATTCTGTCTTTTTTTTTATTTTAAAAGTTTTTATTAAACTCTTTTATGAATTCAACCACATAACTAAACATCTGAACAATAAAACATATTAAGAATACCAACGCAATCACTACCCACGATAAAGGGTTCCAAAGTCTTAATCCATTAGAGTTGTAGGATCCGTCGCTTCTTTTTCCTTCATGTTTTAAAGAATACACCCAAACTAAAATAGTTTGTACAATAATCATTATTCTTGTTTCTAAACTTATTTTATTTTTCATTTGTTTTAGTTATTTCAAATTTATTTGATCAATTCCTTTTTTCTAAGAAATCATCCGCCAACATGATATTGAATAAATTGGGGGCTGACGGAATAAGGCTAATCCGTAGTTTTTCAATTTTTCAGAAGGAAGTAATTGAAACATCAGATTTTCAAAAACCTCAACTTCTTCAATATCTGTACGTTATCGGCAACCCTAAAGAAACATCCGCGCAATTTCATCACGAGTTTTACTTTCATTAGCTAATTGACCTTTTAACTTTTCGACTTCTTTTAAAGTTGATACATATTCACAAAGAAGCAATAATGCTTTGCTTTGCGTTCTAAGTATGTTATTTTTTACTTGAGGATGATTTGGATTAAGCACAGCCATACCTTCCTGTCTGTTTGCTTGGTTACACATATCATTAGCAGCTTCACGGCAATACTCAACGTCAAGCATTAATACTGGCAAAGCAATCATTTTGATTATCTTTGCTTGCTGTTCTGATTTTTCCATTTTTTTTATTATTTGTTGTTAAAAATTAATTCAGAAAGAAGGGCAGCAGATAACAGCACATCGCCAAAAGAGGCGGTGTAGTGGTTATATCAACTGTTGTGCTTCGTATTATCATTTGTGGTTTAATCAAGTTTTGTGCTTCGTATTCGCCTCCTTCGGCAATCTGCAAACCGTTATAGGGCATTTTACAACCACCCAAAAGCAGACGCAGCCATTTCACCAATTGTGCATAAATCAGCATCTTCTATTTCAGGATTATCTTCATCATATTCGCCATCTGCATTGCAATAGCATTTCTCAATTTTTGCACCTAAAGCATCCCACTTGTCTGCTTTAACTTTAAAAGCGTAAACTTGCTCTTTAGTATGTTCCATTTCAGCTATTTTATCATGTAGCCAATAAGTAAATTGCTCATGATTAAATGGGGCTTCATTTGACATTCTAAGTTCATTAAGCTCTTTCCTTGTCACAACTTTACGCAGTTTATGAGATACATATCGAAATTCCCGTTTAGTTTGTCTACAATTTCTTGAGAAGTATACTCTCCTCTGATTTCAATTGTATTACTGTTTCCAACTGGAAGCAATAAATTTGTCATTTGAAAACTACATTGGAATTTTGCTGGTTCTACTTGTTTTGATTCACAAGAGAATAATGCAACTAATACTATGATTGAGATTAATTTTTTCATGATTTTTATTATTTATAGGGCTAAAGTAACATATTTTTTCTTAAGAAAAAACTTTATTGATTATATTTTAAAAAAATCTTTAAATTCTACTGTTCTGATTTTATATCTTTGATGAATTTTTGCTAATCCCGCGCCACCTACTGAAAAAATACCCAAAACGCTATCTATATTGCAATTTATTATGATTGCAGTTTCTTCAATTGCCATTTGATGTACAAAATCTAAATAAAGAACCTCTTCACCTAAGAATTCCTTAATCTTATCAAACTCCTCTTTGTTTCTAATTATTACAGACAAACCTCTGTTTTTCATTGTTTTATGTTTTCAAATAAGCGTAAATGTCTACGCTGAAAAAGATTAAAAGCTCTTAACATTTCTTTGTTGTGTTCAAATCCATGTAGCGTTATGTAGCCATCAAAACGATAGCCATATATGTCTTCTTCTTTCTTTATTATTTTGAAAAGATTTTTTGGATATAGATCAACACCCTCTCTTCTATGTTGATTGGGTTATTTTTGAAATACTGCTATCATCATTGATTTTGAAATTCAAATTTATTATCAAATAAATCACAATAATTACTATTACTCACCTGAATATCTTTAATTTTACATATACCACTAGTTGCCTCTACCATAAATAAGTTTTTACAGTTAGTGCATTCTATGTCTTTCGTTGAAAAAGATTCTTTTATTTCTCTAACACTTATATTGTTTTCTGTATAGTATTTAACTATCCTTTGTTTTTCAATAATACTACTTTCATTAAACCCCATTTCTACTTCTATTTTTTCAACAGATTTGCTTAATAACACTTTTACGTTTAGTATATTGTTTTCTTTATCGAAACTAGTATTTGTATCTACAATTTCAAATCCTTCTGGTATTTTAATTTCCATTTTGTTCAGCTAGTTTTCTGTGTATTTCCCTTAAATCGCAAAGATCGTCAATAGTTACTTCTCCGCCCTTATCCTCTATCAGCTCTACAGCGTCTATAATAATATCCAACTTATCTTTTTGTAAGATTATATTTAAAAATCTTAGCACGAAGTCAAGTCTATCAATAGTTACTTCATCTATTGGTTTTTTATTTACATAAAACTGCTCTATAGGCGAATTACTATTTCTAGTTTTAGACTTTACTGAACATTGCTTGTTTTTCATTTTAACTCACCAAATCTTTTAAGAATTTTATTATTTATTTGTATGGAAGAATATGGTCTAACGTTTTCCTCATAATCCATTATGTAACCAGGAATATCAAGTATTACAAAATGATTCCTTATTTTTCACCGTTATGTAAAACAATTATTTCAGATTCTTGATATTCCTTTGCAAGTCTTACAGCAGTATCTTCTATAACAATGTCCCATTTTTATTTTCTAATGTTTGTTTTTTGGAAAGATTACTGTTTTTCTTTGCATTTTTCAAGTTAATTAAAAAAGTTTTCACTGAAACTATAATAGAAATTATTACAAGTATCCCTAAACAGATTGCTACGAATTGATTTTCTTCACTCATTTTTAAACTTGTTTTTCTGATAATTGTTTTACCGTATTCACTATGTTTGCACAATAAAGTTTGTCTATTGAATTGTTTTCTGAATTAGATCTTTCTAAAACACCATCAAATAGTTGATATTCTTCACCCAAAAATTCAAGACATATTTTTCTAAAACCAATCTTGTCTTTATGATGTGTAAAAAATAAAGACAATGCATTTAGAGGTATTTCTTTAAGATATTTGGCAACCCATACTGCAAAGAATTTCTTATTTATAAAAGCTGAATTTGTTTCTTTGCTTCTAATTACTTCAGCTTCTTCAATATCTTTCGGGAAGTTATCGAAATCGGTGATTGTGACTTCAAGCGAAGTACCGTCAATTTCAAGTGTTGTCATAATTTTTGTTTTTTAGGTAAGGTTTCTTCAAATGTTTTATGCTGATCTCCAATTACTTTAATGTCTTTTGCATTTTTATAGTGCATCATTTGTATTCTCAAACCAATATTATTACCTACGCTTAATTGATTATTCAACCACCCAATACAGTAATCCTCTTTTCCAATATCTGATTCATGACAAGCCATAGCATTTAAGTTTCCACCTACATTTACCTCAGATGGGTTTGCTATTGTATTCCTTAGATTTTCATGTTTTATATCGCAATAACTATCTGGGATTTCAAAAGGATTTGTATCTTTTTTCCAAGGACACTTTTTACATTGAACTGTTCTCCTTAAAGATTTCATAACAAAAATGTATTTTTGCGCTCTATAAATGGCAGCATATCCTCTAATTCTTCAATCATTTCAAATTTTACTTCGCTTGATTCTGAAAAACACTTCTTAATGTTCTTTAGTAGGTTCCTAATGTCTCTTCCTGACATTATTTCATACGTAGTCAATAGTTTATCAACAAGATTACTTTCAAGCGTAAGAGACATGTTTTCTGATAAAATGGACCACAATTGGTGAAACTCTTCTTCTGTTGGTTTTTCAAACTTAATGTGAAGAGTAACTCTAGACATTATGGCGTCATCAATAATTTCTGGTCTATTTGAAGTTAGAAATAAAACGCCATTGTAATACTCAAGCAATCTCAAGAACGTGCCAACTATACAGTTTTGTAAAATATCGTTGCCTCTTTTGTAAATATATGCATCCGCCTCATCTATTAAAAGTATAGCTCCCCATTTTTCTGCTCTATAAAGTATCTTGTTTAGATTTGATTCTATGTCTAAAACAGATATTCCAAGTTGAGAACTTTGGATAGAATAGAGAGGCTTTTTCATAAGCTCAGAATAAACCTCGGCAGTTAGAGTCTTACCGACACCGGGTTCTCCTGTACTTAAAATTATAATACCACCACTTTTGCCAGAAACTATATCTTCAAAATTATTTTCATTTGAAATAAGAGATGAGAGTATCTTCTTTTTTTGCTTTGGTAAAACCAATTTCTCTATGATTTTTTCATCATAAATATAATCTTGTAGATTATCAACGTGAACAATCGAATAATCGTATTGAGATATATTATAACAAAAAACATAAGGATGTTCTGGTACTTCAACGTCACCAAACTGATCTGTCTTTTCATTTGAAATAGCACCATCTTTAGAAATATAATCTACTACAAGTTTTGATCTTACATTTGTATCTTGATTTAATTGCCTCCAAGAAGCATACCCATTTTTAGAATCTGGTATTGAATAAACTTTTGAATTAGTGAAAAGCATTTTACCAATTTTTCTACCCAATTCGTGTGCTCTTTCAAGCTGATCTTCGAAGTTTTTTATTTCCTTATCTTCTATAAGAAAGATTCCCTTTTGTTGCAATAGTTTTTGTAAAGAAACTCCTTTTTGTTTTTTGACTTTTACCTCTTCATCGCCATTTTCTTCATCAAATGAAATTTCATCTTCTTCACCTATATCTTCTTTATAGAAGCTTATATTAAGAGATTTCTTTTCTTTTTTCGCATCACTCTCAGATCTCCAATCGCTGCCTTTACTTGCAAAAATATAAGATAAACTAATTGCCAAGTAAGAAGCTTCACCCCTCGTTCTATTGTAAAATTTTACTTTAGTAACAACATAAGGAACAATCATTCCATCTTGATTTTGTTTTGCTATCCACTTTCTTTTGTTATCTTTAAAAACAGTTACAAGCGTTTTCTCCAACAAGTTCAATGAAGTTATTTTGGCTTCTCTTGGGTTATTTAAATTCTTTAACCAAAGATTCAAGACATTTTTAGTTACAGTTGGCACTTGATCTAGATCCTTAACCATATCTATGAAATCAGAGATTTTCTTCTTATCGAAGTTTATGAGATCTATGTGAATTAAGTCGTCGTGTAATTTTTCGAAACCTTCTTCGTTGTTTCTATACGTTCTTCTATAATCGTAATTGTAATAATCGCTAAGAATATTGTCTATTTTAGGGTTTATGGCTATTATCTCTTTAGCTACTTTGTATTTTATTGATATTTTCATTATAAATTAAATGAGTTACAGTCGCATCCCTGATATTTTTAATTGAAGTATTTTAGAATTTCTGGATTTTTTTTAGCCTCTGGAGATAAAGAATAAGTTCCAGCTATATCGCCTTTTTCTTTTTTTGTTACCCAGATAATATTTTTTTGCTCTAATGAAGAAATTACGCCACTTCTTGTTTTTCCAGAATAAGGTAGGTTTTCAATAACCGAATAATCCCATAATATAGAATCTATTCCGTTTTCGTAAAAATCTGACTTCTTCATAGCTTTTAAAAATTCAATTTCTTTTTCTGTTAATGAATTTGATGTTGCCATTTTTGTTACTTTGTTTAAGTTTGATAGTGTTAAAGTAACATATTTTTTCTTAAGAAAAAAATTTTTATCAATTATTTTTCAAAATAGTAAAATTATTCATCTATTCTATCTATTTCAGCAAGAATAAGTGAAGCAGAAATCACCAATCTTTCTCTATATTCCTTGTTTAGCATTTTGTTCCAAACTTTAGAATCCCAATTATATGGTTCATAATTTGCGTTTGTGTCTTTAAACTCACTAAATAGTAGTTTTTTGGCAGCATCAAGTAATTGAAATTTACTGTTGTTTGTTTTGTCTTGTGAAATACTGTATTTGTGTTCAGCTCTTTCTCTCAAAACATCTTTTACTGATTTAGCAACTTGCTTTGTTTTTTCATAGTATTCATTTCTCCAAACTTCAGCTTCTTCGAATGAATCAAATTCTTTGTTTCCTATATTGTAAAATATACCACTTGAATCAGTTGAATACTCTACAAATGCCCACTTTAACGATTGTTGATCTTGGAATACACCTTTTACTAACATTGTCTACGATTATTTTATGTTGAAAATATTTTTTGCTTTTAATCTAAGATCTTCCTTCATCAAAATATCTAATGATATTTCAAAAATTCTACTTAACATAATTAAATTATCTATTGAAGGTTTTGATCTATAAGTTTCTATTGAATTTATTTTTGATCTAAAGATTCCCATCTTTTGTGAAAGATCTACTTGAGAATAGTTACTCATTTTTCTCAAATAAATTACGTTAGATGTAACTATCTTTTCTGCATCTGTCATAAATTATTAT